GTCAATGGCCGTCAGGTGTATGCACTGCCTGCAGGACAGAAAGACCGCTACGAGTTCCGCTTTGTCAACGGACTCGGATGCCTCGAAAGCATCAGCGTGAAGTCTCTGCGTACCTCTGAGACGAATGTCACTCAGGAGTCGTTCATTCGCTCCATACAAGAGACATTCAACTCGTTCTCTCGTGGTCTCGTCACGAAGAAAAACGACTACGAGACATGGAAGATGTGTAGTGGACCGCTCGACGAGGCATGGCACTCGTGGTTCATGCACGAGTTCATCATGGCAAAGTTCGCCTGGATAAAAATCAACGGACATTGGATAGGGTGCCACATCGTTCCTGAAGAAACAGTAGATGGCATCGATCGTACCAGCGGCAACTTCATGCAGGTGGAGTTCTCCGTACAGCTCGACATCAATGGCAGCCCGCTCGCTGCTTTGGCCATATAGCCACCGTGCCCAGCGGTTTCCCCGCTGGGGAAGTAACCACCACTCCCAGCCGTTCTCGGCTGGGCCTCGAAAAAGAAACAACGTAATAATAAAATAAAAATGAATAGTATCGTATCATTCTTCCAGAGCTTCTTCAGCTCAGTACCGCGACAGATTGCTGTCGGACTGGGAATTGTATGGGCATGGCTGGAGCCAACACTCCCCTATGCCGCTATGTGTTTGTTTGCTGTTGTCATCGATTGCCTCACGGCATGGCGATTAAATCGGCGTGTGAAGGCTAAATATCCGAACGCAGGAGCCGATGGCAAACTGAAATCCTCACACATGTCGAAGATGATATCAGACCTGGCTATCGTTTGGCTCTGCATTCTACTGGCAGACGGTGTGGATGATAAATTGCTCGAACACTTTGGAGATCTCCACCTTGGCCAGTATGTAGCAGCTATCTTTGTCCTCTGCACGGCTGTCTCGATACTCGAAAATGAGTCTTCATGCAATGGCGCTGTATGGGCAAGAGCCGTCCAGAAGATTGTCACATCGAAAGTCGCTCGCCATATCGACATCGACGAGAAAGAATTGGAGGAGATCATACACGAGAAAAAAGAATAGTCACCGTGCCCAGCCGCTCTCGGCTGGGTCTCAATATATAAGGTATGAAAGCAAATATCAGCAAAATCCTCGAAAAATGGGCGGAATTGTACGAGCCTATCAGCCATGACCCCAAGAAAGGGTCTAAGGATAAGGCATACTACGAGATTCGTACCATCAATGACAATTCTGGCTTCATGCGCAATCAGAATGCGGCTAAGTCACCGTGTATGGCATATTCCATCCTGATTGATGCTCAGGGCACGAATAACCACGTCGTCAACTATGCTCATGCCATCTACTTCCTCGTCAGGGCTAAATCCTACTCGCTGGCGAAAAATGCACGTCAGGATGACGAATTGGGTGCCGACATTCAGATGACGATGGATGATTACGTCCAGGATCTGCTGGCATACCTGCGTGAACTGAAACGGACAGGACAGTGCCCCATCACTGGTACGACCTACGACCGTCCTACAATGGATGCCCTAAGAGGAATGCAACTGGAGAGCGCTGAATGGGCTTCTGCGCCTGTCAAGTACGCTGAATGGCATGTAATGGGATTGAACATCGAACAAAACGCACCGCGACAACTGTGCGTGAATAAAGAACTCTATAAAAACGAATAGCATTATGGAAAAATTTAACTATCAACAACCGTGCTGCATCGAGAGCACACTGCCACAGCTGCTGAAGAAATACGACTGGCTGCCATTCCAGACAAGTGGCGATGTGACAGTAGAGAAAATCCTGAAGGCTGTAAGCTACCTCGCTGGCAACAACCTTGACATCACTATCTGCCTGCCGGCTATCGACGTAACTATCCTGCGCCTATTCGCTTGGTACCATAGACGTGGATGGTTGAAAGCGTTTACCGTCTTAACGGCAACAGACCAAAGCGAACTGATCCGTAACGAATTGCCCAAGGAATTGCCACTAACCATCGTTGATAGTGCCGACATCCCCGAAAACTATGGTATGCTGGTCATCAAAGGTGAACTGAGCAATGTCATCGTCAATGGCCCGCTCTTCTCTGCCGTTACACCAGGCATCTGTTCCTATACGGCATACTATGGCAAAGACCCTGAGCGTATCGCTCAACTGACCGATACTATCAATGCCCGCATCCGCGTCGCTGATGCCAAAAAGAAAAGGGCTGCAAGGAAAACAACCCCAAAGAAAAAAGACTCCACCACTCCCGCTGCTTCTCCAGCGGGCACTGATGAATAACCCTTCCGCTGCACCGCAACGGTAAATTCGCGTTACTCCTGCACCCAGCCGCCCGTTATCGGCTGGGTGTTTCCTTTTCCAGCGCTTCCGCCACTGTGCCCAGCCGTTCTCGGCTGGGTTTCGTCCTTTCTCGTAGGCAGCGGCATTGCCGCTGCTTCATGCTTCTTTCTGCTGAATGTTGGCCACGGCATCCTTAACCTCCTCCCATGCCACCATTTCCAATTTGCGAGTATCAGGATCATACTCACCAACAAAGGCAATGGCCTCATGCAAGGCATCATCGGTGCGGTCGGCAATCACAAAGAACTCGAACGGCTCAATAGGAGGCACCTGAACCGCACCAGGCACAAGACCCGCACGGACAGCACGACGGATGCGGTCGGCTTCTGCCTTTGGCAACACAACCACCTGGGCCTTGCGCTCACGGATGGCAGCCTGCTCCAATTCACGGGCATGTTCCTCCCACTTCTCATTCTGCAACTTCCACATCATGTAAAGGTAGGCATTATTCAGGAAATTACGCCAGCGCTCCCACCCTTGGCCAATAAACACAACAGCCAAAGGCTCGGCAATATACAAACGACGCTCACGGGCATTCCACATCAGCATGTTCGACTCAAACAACTGCTCTAAGTAACCAAACACGCGACTGGTTTTCACCATTTCCTTACGCTTCTTCTTTGCGGCTCTCTTTTCACGCCACTTCTTAAAAAATCCAAACATAATTCTCTATTTTAGGGTTAAATTCTATCCGTATATCATTGTTCCATCAATATCAACAATCAGGAAGTCCCACACATACCTGATAGCCCCAGAGTCCACAAACTGCACCCTGCGCAAATGCTTACGACGGTCAACATCCAACGAAATCACCATGCCGCTCTCCAGTCGCCCGCTCTTCGTCACAAAACGGACGAAAAACGGCACTCTGGCCAACTTCTGTACGCCAGGCGGGGGATTGTACCCTACCGTCATCAGTCCCGTGCGTTTATCCTGCCACGTCCACTTCTCTGCGAACATGCGCACCTTCTGCCAGTGCTCACTTGGTTGTTTCTTAGGCATAATGTTCTTCTTTTGATGATTACTTCGCAAAGATAGTCATTCTCCCCTACTCCACCGTGACAAATTTTTCCCCTATTTTTGAACCATTTTTAGTCAGAATGAAAAAATTTTCCCCTATTTCTTGTAAATATCAAAATATATTCGTATCTTTGCACCAAAAATAACAAAATAAAATAAGATTATGACCTCAAAATTAGACCTTAATCGTGCTTTTAGTGAGCACGGAGTTACTTCTAAGACCGTTGCAGAGCGCATCGGACTGACACCACAGACCATTAGTGCTTATGTCAACGGCAACCCCACCGTCAAGAGCCTCTATCAGATAGCAGATGCCCTTGAATGTGATGTGCGCGACCTTTTCTACCCCGTCGAGGATGCCACAGAGGGAACCACCACTCCCGATGCTTCTCCATCGGGCACAAACGGCCCTCGCGCCTCTGCCCTGATTACCTGTCCGCATTGCGGCACAGTCCTCTCAGCTTCCCTTTCGGTCTTCAACAAATCATAAATTCATAAATTCATCAAACAATGAAAAAGCAATTATTTTCTTCCCTCCTATTTTGTTTGGTGTGTTGCTGTGTTGCAGCAACTTTCCCCCAGTCTGCTAACGCTCAGGTGGAGTTCTCGAAGTTCAAACTCAGTAAGGATGAGCCTTTCGGTGCTTTTCCTGGACGTAAGATGCTCAACACCAAATTCAAAGTCACTGCCGACCGTGATTTGAAGTACGTCCTCGTGGACTATTACATCGTCAATGCTGTTGGCGACGTAATCTCTGGCTACACACAGGCTATCAAGAATGACACCCTGGAGTTTATCAAACCCAAACGCATGGAATGTACTGGCCCCTACAACGCAGGTAAGTCCTACTCACCTTGGGTCAGTGGCGTAATCACTTACCCCAATAAAGACATCACAGCCTTCCCATTCCAGATACAAGTCATGTATATGGGTACCGATGATTGGGTCACAATCCCTATCACCAAAGACAACCTCACCACCTATTTCCCCTCCCTCAAATGGATTGAATATTCTCGAAAGAATAAGAAAGTCCTATAATTATTACTCCCCGCCGATTTCGGTGGGGTGTTTTTTGCGATGGCATCGCTACAATTAAAAAAGCATGAATTACAAATCATACACGGTACTGAGCATGGCACTCGCCATGCTCTTCTCTTGTGAGAAACCCATACTGAACGAAGAGGATAACACATCAAAGGACGTAACCATCACCTTTCAACTATTCTCCCCTGCACAAGCGAGAACCACACGCTCTGCAGCAGCTATCACCGACTTCAAGAAAATCTATATCTATGACAGCAAAGGTGGCTACCAGGAGCAGCTGCTGGAGCAGTCTGCCGATGACCCCGATTTCGGCTCTCCTACCCTCACCCTATCAGGTGGCAACCACCAACTTTCCTTTGTCGCTACCGACAATGCAGATGCCTACCTCGATGGTAGCGTACTCAGACAGGAAACCATGGGCGACACGTTCCTGAAAAGCATCGAAATCAACACACAGAATGCCCCTGCCAACCAGCGCATCGTGCTCGAACGTGTGGTAGCCGGCATCCTCTACAAAGGAGAGGGCACCGTTACCCTCAGCGGACTGCGTAACAGCCTCGTTCTGTCTTCCGGCAAACCCTCTAAGGTCACAACCACCAAGACGCTCTCCACAGGTCAACAGCTCTATACCCTCGTTCCTGATGACGAGACAGTGGTCATGGATGATAAACGTAACATTCACATCCTCCAGAATGCCATCACCGTCATCTACGACAACGATGGCACACATACCGACCCAGAAGACCCTACCAACGGCGAATATCTCCTGACAGAGAATGATACCGCACAGATCTACGTCGCTCGCATGGAACTAACCGACATCACACTGGATAAGACACCCAATCCGCAAACCGCCTACGCCGCTCAGATGTACCCCTATCGTATGCCCACCCGACGTGAAGCATACGGCTTCGTCAAAAAGGAACTTCCTGAAGGCTTCTGGTCGGGTGCCCGCTGCCTCGCCTACGACCGACCCGAAGACAAAGGCTTTCTCGGTGCTTCTGGTTGGGGCAGTGGCGACTACTACACCTTCACATGGGGACCTAACGGCACCTCCAACAAGGCTGGCTCCAAGACCGCATATAGCATCAAACCTATCCGCGTAGTCCCCATAGTCCCAATCTCCCAGTCATTCACCCTCGATGGCGACTTCACCTGGTCCTCCGACACCACCACCGTCGTCAAGTTCTGACTCCGAGATTAAAACTCAAAATTTAAACAACAAACAACATTAAGTATAACCCAGCGATGCCACCGCAGCCCCACCGAACTCATCGGTGGGGTTTTTGTTTCGTCATTTGCAAGGCGATTGTATCGCCCTAATCTCCGTCCTGCCGCACAAAACATCCGCTCTATCGCACAAAACATCCGCCCTGCCGCACAAAACACCCGCCCCGTCGAATGAAGTACCCGCCATGTCGAACGAAATCACCGCTCTATACCATTTTTCTCTAACTGCATACACCACTTTTCTCTAACTTCATGCACCTTTTTCTCTAACTATCCCCATCGTGCTCTATACCCTTCTACACCGCATTTCTACACTTTTCTATACCTCTCTATACCATTTTTCTCTAACTGCATACACCACTTTTCTCTAACTCCATCATTTTCCCTCTAACTGTTCGCCCAGGTTAGTACAAACCTTAGTACAACACAGTACCAATCTTCAATTAGGTTGGTACAAACCTTAGTACAACAAAATACTAACCCCGCCCAGGTTAGTATTTTCTATTCATAAATCCATTATTTCATCAATTCATAATTCAATGGGATATACAAAATAATTCCTTTATCTTCTAAAAATGAATTATTTTGCGCACCCCAAAGTTAGTGTGCAATGCGTGTCAAAAATTGCCACCGATTTGAGGGGTGCGGTGGTGGAGTGCTGCCCAAAATCGCTTGTAACTTATTGAAAATCAGAGTAACCACCTCGAAAAAACAGTCCCATTCTCGCCCTCGACCTCCGCCTCAGTGGTGGGACACCCCCTCCCCCTTCCCCCCGTTTTGCTGCAAATATGCCGCCGGCCCTCCTGGATTGGTGCCGGATCTCCTGAAGAGGTGGCCGAGGTGGTGCGCTGGCTCAGATCATCACCCAGAACCGCCGCCGCTGGTGCCGAGCTGCTGCCCGCCATCGGTGGCCGGTGGTGGTGTTTGCTGCTGACATCCTGAAGAGGTGCCGCGCTGCTGGTGGTGGTGCTCATGGATGCCGGAACCGCTGACAGGGTGCCCAGGTGGTGCGCTGGTGCTCATCGCTGCCAGAACTGCGACAGGGTGCCCAGGTGGTGCGCTGGTGCTCATCGCTGCCAGAACCGCGACAGGGTGCCGAGGTGGTGCGCTGGTGCTGGTGTTCTCTTTTATATATAATAAGGTAGAAACAAAATATAATTTGTTTATAAATGTTAAATATTCGATTAAATACGAATTTATTTTGTTTTTTGTTTGGTAGTATAAAAATAAATACTTACCTTTGCACCAGATAATTAAAGTTTCACCGCCTCAAATGAGGCATAAATAAATTAAAAATATGAATAATTCCGCTTTATTTCTCGCGCTCATGGAGATTGCAACCGCTAACCCTGACGGCTTCACCGTTAACGCTCAGACCTTGCAACCAATTACAAAAGGTTACGCCGTAGCCCTGGCAGATACTCAGGACAGCCACGACACCGCCGGCCTTCTCTCTGTTATAGAATACGCACAGAACCACGCCGACACCGTGAACGCGATCGGCGGATGGCTCGACACTGAAAGCAACAAATTTTATTTTGATGCCACCGTAATATGTGACGATCTCGAAACGGCTTTAATATTGGGCCGTCGTAATAATCAGATAGCAATTTTTGACCTCGAAAATATGGAAGAAATCAGGCTTTAAGCCTGGTTTCTCCCTCATGTTATAAACATTTAATATAATTATATTATGAGTGAATACGCCCGCATCTATCGCGCAGAACTTCAGGAACTGAAGCCCGCACCCGCTTTTTATCGTCTCGCGCTGCGTCTCGTCATCGCTGCCGCCTGTGTTGCTGATCGCTACCCGCGCACCGTGTCCGCTATTCTCTGGGCCGTGTCTCTCTGGGCTGTTGTTTATATCTTTTTTAATTATCGTTTTACCACTTATTTATAAAACTATGAACACCACAACGAACACCACAACCGCCGCCGCTGTCATCGATCAGACTGGCCGCCGCTGTTATACTTATATTATCGCCGTTTCTGGCCGTCTCTGGAGCCTGTGCGCTTCTGAATGGTGGGGAACCCCTGACGAAATGAGAACGAACGCCGCGAGCATGGCAACCGCCGCCCGCATTTTCCGACACTCTGCCGCCGTTGCTGTCTATGAACTGCGAAACGATGATTATTTGTATTTTGTGCATGGTTGCGAGCTGCCAGGAACCAACGACGCGCCGGCCTCATTCCATCGTTATAATATGCCCGTAATACGTCGTATTTGTGCCAATAAATAGCCCTTAAATATAGCCCGTTTTATTATTCACAGATTTTTAAAATTTTCCGATTATGAAATACTTTGTAAATTTCCCATATACTGCCGAGAGTTTAAAAAATGAGTTTCGCGCCCTGTCTCTGAAGTTGCACCCTGATACGGGAGGCAATGCCGAGGAGTTCAAAGACATGATGCACGAATACGAGCAGATCGCCCGTAATTTGTCAGGAACCAAACAACACGCCCAGAACGAAGCAGAGCGCAAAGCAGAGGAAGCCCGCCGACGTGAGGAGGAGGAAGAGCGCCGAGAGTGGGAAGCCTACCAGGAGCGCCAGCGCCAGGAACGGGAAGCAGAGCGCAAAGCAGAGGAAGA